TTTTTTTTTTGTGTTATTGTTTTTTTCAAAAAAAGAAGGGGGGCCCCCCAAAACCGCGCGCGCCTTGTTTCGGAAAGTCGTATTGATAAAACTTGTACCCATGCCCGTACTCGATTAGTTCGGGAAGATTTTTCCCGGTCGTCACCTGTCCCTCGCTCATACAGCCGCCCGGATTCGGATCGGTTAAGTTGACTACCGCCATAACTCCACCACGGGATGTTCCTCCCTCAATTTCAATGTTATAAGGGTCAGCCATACCGCCATATTCTCCGCGTCTGCGATACATTCGAGGCGTATAGACTTTATAGATAACCTCGTAAATGGTGGCGGCTTCTTCGTCTTGAATCTCTTTGAATACTTCATTATTCATGGCATCGTCAATCTTTCCCATCAATTTTTTGTTCGCTGCCGCAAGAGCTTCACGAATAGTCGTACCCATGCCGCCACCTCCTTCTTTTACTCTTTCTTCCCCTCGTGGAGTTTAAGTAATCCTTGCAAAATGCCGCCCTCGTCTAACCCCTTTGTCGCAACAGACAGATCACCTGCAAACTGCATCAGGTCGCTCACATTCAGACTATCCACCTTTGTAGTCAGAGCCACAATCAAATCACGCAGAGCGTTCTCCGTTGTGTTACCACTCAAAGTACAGCCCTTCTTCCAGTCGATAGCTTGAGTACAGAGGGCAACCATTTCACCCAACATAGCCTGATACCCCTCATTCTGCACGGCATCCAGATTGAGAGCCAAATACAGCTCGTTCATGCCGTTCAAATCCAATGCCGCAGCGCCCTCATCGTCTGTTTCGTTTTTGAGAGTCAGGGGCGGAAGGTTCGTACACATCTGCATAATTGTGGCCCGCAGCATAGGGGAAACATACTCAGGCCGGAATTTGCCCGTAGAATCAAAACAACCGGAAATCACCCGATTGATAAAGGTGGTTTTCTCACTTACTGTCAACGCTGTGTGAAAGGCCACTTCAAAAGAACTGTCTCCCATGGTGAATGTCTGGGTATATGCGTCTTCACGCTTGTGCTCTTTTAGAAAGGCTTTTACAGTATTCACTGCGATTTTCTTCATTATCATAATCCTCCAGAATCAGTTCATTTTCATAGCCAGATTGTAAGTCAAATCATCCGCGTGTTGACTGATCCAGCCACGATAGTTCTTTTCCAGACGGCAAACTGCCGTCCGCTCATCATTGTTAAACCACTCCATGTAAGGCACAAATCCAGAACGCTCCGGATTGGAAATAAGGTCGTTCTGTCCGTCATGTCCGATAACAATTACTTTGCAGCTATCATGGACACGTGTTAGCACTTTTTTTAACTCATCAAAGTAGAAATTCTGGGCTTCATCTACAATAACTACCTTGTTCTCAAAGTTCGTGCCTCGCAGAAAAGTGTGTGTCAAACATTCGATGTAGGCGCTCTGGTACTTCTCGTTGATAGAACTGTCATAAAATGCGGTGTTCCGATTCACACCTATCTTATCTAACGCTTCATAAAACGGCTCGAAATACGGTTCGGATTTTTCTTCGATAGTTCCCTTTAGGAAACCTTGTTTTTGTTCCTGTGTCGGTGAAGCGATATACACAATGCCTTGGCTTCTGCCATACTCATATAGAAGATTGGCCGTGGCAGTAGCAATAAGTGTTTTTCCTGTACCTGCCTTGGCGTTACAGAAAACAACCAGTTTCTCCTTGCTCCAAATCGCATCCCGAAAAATCTTTTGCTGTTCATCCAGCCTCAGCCCATAAAACGGGTGTTCAGAAAGGGTAATAGGAACATCATGAATGCTCACGCCAATATTTTTCCGCGCCATATTTTTCACTCCTTAAAGAATGGTATCAATGTCTGTCACAATCTCATCAGCGATTCCCAACTTAATCATTTCTTCACTGAACATAAACCAGTCTCGCCGGTAGTTCTTGTCATAAACATCCTCCGTAATGTGAGTGCTGGAAATGATATACGCTTTCATCCGCACCTCCAGCTCCTTGGTAAATTCCAAGTTATCCAACATTTTGCCAATACTGCCGATTGCACCAGAAGATCCATCGTGAATAAGACAACTGGTATGAGGGAAGATATACCGTTTGTGACCGGCCATCAGCAAAAGGCCACCAGCACTATAAACTCGTCCCATGCCAATGGTATAAACGGGGGTTTTAGATAAGTGGATCATATCAATGATGTGTAGCACTGTATCCACACTGCCGCCGTCTGAATTGATAAGGATTTTGATAGGCCGACGATCCTTCGGTTCAATGCCTCTATCCTCTGCATTCCACTTTCGGATGTAAAGCGCAATGTCGACTGTGGCATCATCAATTTCGTCGTTCCAGAGAATTTCCCTCTTTTTCAGCCGACGATAGTATTCAAGCAAGGAAGGTTCAGGAAGCACATCCTCCATCAAATCCTGAATGTCCTCAAAGTCCTCGGCAAATTCACCACAAATACGATTCTTCATGTTTGCACTCATGTTTTCTCTCCTTTTGATATTTCCAAATTGTTTACGACATAGTGACCAATACAGATTGCATCCGAAAGGTTGTCATTATCAGTCTCGATTCCGAACTTTTCCCGCACAAATTGCAGAGAAAGAATTTTGGAACTTTTCTTTGGTTCAAGCTCCACCTCTTTTACCTTGGATTTGATTTCCTTGGTAGTTCTGCCTCGTGCTTTACAAAAATTTTGCCATTGCGTTGGTGCTACAAGACCATAAAGGTATTCGTTTTTCTCACACAGATTTACGAGTACACCCTGCAACTGTGCCAGTTTCTTGAAAGATTGCACATTCTTTCTCAACTGAATGTCCTCAAAGAAAACCGCATCAATGCAGCGCGTGTGTATCACTTCATTTATCAACGCCTCGATGTGCAAAATTGCCTGTTCAAATGTATGATTTTTGCTCTCAAAAGCCCACGTCCCATAGTCAACCAGAGACTTTTCTTCATAATCGAAAACAGCCCACGCACCATGTCTGGCCTGATCAACGGCCAGGATATTCACCTCTACTCACCTCCAAATCGAAAAAGGAGGCGCTGCAGCCTATTTTCTGCAACGCCTCTTCTTTATTCTTATTCACTTACCTCAGCATCATCTGTTGAATGCAACTGCTTTTCATCCTTCTTCTCAACGACCGCCTGACCAGCGGGAACAGCTTTCTTTCTCGTCCCATTCATACCTTTCACTTTTGAGGCGATTTCCACCATGAGCATTTTCACACTCGGCAAAAGGCCGTCTGTCTCTCGAATATTCACACCACGTTTGCTAAGAGCATGATAGGCTTTCACAGCATCGTGATCGCCCTGATATTCCATCAAGACATTGAGAATATAGTAATGGTCGGCGGTGTCGGTCAGAGCACGCCAGCTATGAACCTTTTCACAGGAATAGCAATACTCGTACTCTGCACCGCACACCCGGCAATGACGCTTCATCGCTTACACGCCCACGCCAACTGCCTTACCGATGAGGATGTAGCACAGCTCTTCCTCCTCGGAGCAGTAATCCTTCATGGCGGAAATGCTGAAGGGGTGGGTGCCCTCGGTGGTCAGATTCAGACTGAAGTTGTTGTCCAGCTTACCCTTGGAAATCACAATAGTGATAGCAGCGGTCACACCACACACATCTTCAGCCAGGATCTTGGCAATATACTTGGCATTCTTGTTGAAGGTTTCAGAGCTGTCGGTCACACGAACGGCCTCGTCCGTCTCGTACTGATACAGCACGCCAATACGACTTCCGGTATAGGTATCAGGCAGCGTGATAACATTTCCGGTAATCTTGGCGTTTTCATCAGCAGTACCGACTTCAATGGGATCGCCCAGAGACTTGTCCTTGTTGATCGCGTACACCACACTGGGGGTAGTCGTCGGGGTATAAGCCATGGTAGCTTTCTTTTCACCACTGTCCTCCACAATCGTGATGATCTCGAAATCCTCACCCTTGATCTTCTTGTCGGCGGTCGCCACCTGAACCTCAGTACCCAGCTGAGAAGCCATCAGGCCAAGCTCCAGCTTAGAACTTTCGCCGGACAGAGTGAAACCCTTGGCGGTATCAAAACGTGAGATTAGAATACCACGCTCGTCGGTCTTATCCACAGATTCGCCAGTGAACTCAGCCTGGGGGCTTTCGATGTTTCTGAGCACCCAATTCACCATACCAGACTCCAGATCTACCTCGGTTAGACGGAGAAATCTGTTGATAACAGCACTCTTAATGTCAAAATTAGGCATAATTAACCATCCTTTCTTGTTAGCCGCAGGTGTCAGTCAGACATCCATTCAAGCTCTTTTTTGTTGATTTTTTTCATATCAACGCAACCACTATAAATTCCAAGCATTGTGAAATAGTAATGGTCACGCTTTTGCATACGCATAATACTGTCCATAAACACTCCGATAGGTGCATCCCAAACAGTATCCCATCGAAATTGAGATCCAGGCAGGTTTATTGCCGAAGAAACAAGTGGTTTCAGCATGGACTTGAACGGCTTGTTTGCTGCGTCCTCGCGATCATCCCGATCCGCCTCGATCATAATATCTCTGGTATAATCGTCATACGGCTTCACTTCATTCTTTTTGAACTGATGGATATGCCGTAGATAATCAGTTAGCAACTTGTAAACCGCACGGTCGATTACCGCCCCATCCCGATTCACAAGAACAAAATCTTTGAGGTTCTTTGAGGGCATAGGTTGAAACGAAGCCACATCTAAATCCCCAAACAGTATCTTCGTGTCACGCAACTGGATAGCTCTAAACGTAGACACAAACAACTCATACTCGTCTATCCTATCCCAATAAGTATTCATAGCGTCCCATATCTCTACCTTACGGTCAGCGGGTGTTGCACAAATTGTCTGTGCAAGTCCAAAATACTGCTGCTCCCCATAATGGTAGATCTCCCTCAATGTTGGGTTCCTCACTCCAATTTTTGGTGTAATTTTGTACGCTTCGCCTGTCAGCGCAGTTAGACTATCAATCATAACAGTTCTGCGCTCCTATTCCTCTCGTGAGTGATATATGGGATTTGCCACCCAGAATATCCTTCGTTAAACTGAACCTCATCTGCTGTGCTCAGAACAATTCCTCCCAGCCCAAACAAAGGTTCCTCTCCGTTATTCAGAATACAATCAACCTCATCTGCCAGCAGATCCGCTCTGGAACCCTGCAGCAAGTCAATTTGGTGTTCGTTACAGATGATATAGACGGTGATCCCCGTCTCCTTCACCACATTCGAGTCGGTATATACCACACGGCTACGCATCGTAATGAAGTTTTTATCTACTGTTTGTGTATCTGGGACATAAAAGTGAGTTTTGATAAGAGACGCCGCAGGACTTTTGCTTCCCGTTCTGATATTCTCAAACTCCACTACATTATTGCCCACATTACAAAGCAGGTTTACCACTGCCTGATTTTGTAGCAGCTTACGCTTCAAAAGGATTTTTTGCTGAATCATCGCGTCAAAATGCGGCACTCTCTTCACCTCCCTACCAATTCACGATTTGAATAGTAATGACAGCCTCACACGCGAGTTCGTCATTGATCGCTTTGATTTCAATTTGCTTTCCAACATAAGATGGATCGCTCTTTGCCTGTAATGTAATTACACCATCTTCCTCTGCGATAATACTGACTGCACCGCCAAAGTCGCATTCCAAGTGGTATTGAGGTGGATCAATAGGATCTCCATCAGCCGTCAAACAACGAACCTGTACTTGCTTTGTTTCGCCACTTGCCAATCTGAAGTCTCCGTCCAAATCAGTCAATATGAGAGAAGCCGTTGACCCTGGTACTTCCTCTACACCACCAGAGGTAGCAGCATGATAATCTGCAATCATCAGTTCAACACTGTCTGTTGCGGTATTCAGCTGGTCTTGCAGCACTGACCATTGAATTAACCCATCCTCCTCACGCTCACTGCCTACCGCATAAGAAACAGGATCTACCCTTGTAATACGATAGACACTTGGCTTGTCACGTCTTTTATCCATGATAAAGCGGAAATTGTCATCCAGCAAAATCGTCTCTTGGTTAAATGGGAGATAAATTAAATGCTGATCTTCTCCAACATTCATGTGGGTCTTTTCCAACTCACCTGTACCGTACTGTGTACTATTGGTGCTAAATACTGGATAGTCTACAATCTCACCAGTCAGCGGGGAAACAAATCGAATGGAATGTTTGCATTTCCACAATACCGCTTTTTCGTAAATACGGTTGTTGTCTGGCAACGCACTGACCAGCCAGAATGCTCCATCGTATTTCACATACTGCCCGCACTTCAAAATTCCAATATTACAGAGAATTTGTCGTACTGTCGTGCTGTTGTAAACATCGCTGGTCTTATTTTGAACGATTGCTCTTACCTGTTGTGGCTGGGCATATACAGCCTTATCATAGATCAACACATCGGCCCCGATAAAAGAGTCAAGCACCTCCTGAAAGCCATCCTGACCATATGCCCAAAACTCATCATCCTCAAAACCGCTGTTGAAAAGGGGGCGTGTCATCCGATACCAGCTCTTGGATTCCTCTGACATATTACCACCCCTTATCCATACGTATGATCTTTCTGCCGATGGAGCAGTCTTTCAACCAAAGCAATCTGATCGTCAAGCTCCTGCTTGGTCACACGCTTTGTAGCATCCTGCCCTGTCAGCTGTACATCTTTACCGTAAATACCATTCAAGGCCATGACACGGCTCAATTCCCTTTGCAGATAAGACACATACATCATCTGCGCCAGCGTCCGGCAAACGGTTCTATCCAGTTTGCCGGCAAACTTTTGTGTTTTCTCGTTATACCGCAAGTCGCAGCTTAAATTCAACTCATAATCTGCAACCGCTGTGGCAAGCCATTCTGCCTCTAATCCTTCTGGGATTTCAAATTTCGTCAAAGGCATGGAATGGAAGGTTTTCTCAATATCCGCAAAGGTTGTTCTCTTAGCGTTAGGCATATTCCATACCCTCTCCTCTCTCAGACCTAAACGGCGGCAGTTTCAGCCAGAGCACGTAGGGCATCCACCTTCCACGCCTCAACATCATCTGACCCGGCCTGCTGTGCCAACTCTACCAGCATCTTCTTCTCAGCATCGGTTGTTACCATTGCTTTAAGCTGCTCGTTGAACTTGGCCTTAGTACGGATATTCAGCAATGCCTTGACAGCATCCAGGTTCAGCAGAGCAGGAGCGTCTGTCTCCACACTTTCCAGGCCGAAAAGCTGCTTACGTTGCTCATCATTGACAATCTGAATACGAGCATGGTTGCCCATACCGTCTGTGCCAGTGAACATCCTATTCCCAGTTTGAATCTGTGCCTGAACCTCCTCGAATGACAGCAGAGGCCAGTTCTTCGCGTTCGCGGGGATCTCAACATCACCCTGCCCAGCTTTACGCCAGAAAGAGAGAGGCCAAGCGCACAGATTATTTACCAGGACATTGTTATTTGTTGCCATAACGATTCTCCTTGTTATTGAAAATTAGGGAGGGTTTTACCCCTCCCTTTTAGTTTTCTTTGATTTAGTTCGTCGCTTAGGCGGTGGGTGCCTCAAAGTTGGTGTCGGAAATCAGACCGATCTGATCCTCCATACCCTCCGCAACACCAGCGCCCAGTTCCATGTCGAAGCGGGTCAGATGCTGCCGAGTCACGATGTCGTCACCAGTCATAGTGGTCAGACCACCACGCAGGAAGACCTGCAGCGGGGACACAGCGCCACGGGGCAGGAAGAACAGCAGACCTTGGGGCATATACAGATCGTAGTCGGTGCCCGCAGCATTCAGCTTCGTCCAGTTAATTGCGTTGGGCAGCTCGGTCACGATTGCGCCGTTGTACAAATTGACAAGTCCAGTCTTACGAATCTCCTCAGCGACAATAGTGTTTGCGTACCGCGTCTCGTCAGCTGCCAGAGACTTGAACCCAGCAAAATCGTTAAACTGGCTAACCACAGAGTAGTCACCAGCGATGTTGACCTTGCCGTACCGACGCATGGACTTCAGCATATTGTCAACGCCGGTCTTGGTAATACCGGTGGACTCAGCAAAGTGCTTCACGCCCTTAGCGTTCTTCAGCGCATTGTACAGAACAGTCATCACATAATAGACAGCCTTATTCTGCATATCAGTCTGCACCTGGTTCATACCCTCGGCAATATTGCCGTCGAAATTGCCGCTCTGAAGCTCACGGTAATCAACAGCAAAGCCACCAGAAATAGTCTGGGTGCCGATGGGGTACTCACGCCAATTCCAAGCCGCAAACGGCACATCAGCACTGGAAGCCTGGAAACGAGAATCCACGCTCTCATACTTATAGGTCTTCATCATAGGAGCTTCGTGGTATCCGATCCGACGATAAGTACCCATAAAGTCGAATAGGCGCACAGCCTCCAGCAGTTTCGGCTCAATAGCGAAACGGACAATGGTATTGATTTCGCTCTGTGCGGCAAGATCGCCAGCCAAAGCCTTAGAAGACAGCTCCTTCAGCGTTGCCACAGATTTGTCCAAAACCTTGGCATCCACATTGGGCTTCATGCCCGCTGCGAGAGCAGAAAACACCTCGACAACAGGGGAGTTCTGCTTAACACGCCCAGTGTCAACAACAACCTGAGCATTGTTCATATTGATTTCATAAATCGGGTTCATGTTTTCTCCCTCCTTCATTATTGCACGCGGATAACGGCCAGAATACCCTTACCCATATACGCGGTCTTCTCGATGACCTCAAAGTACACCTTGTAGCCGTCACTTGTGCCCTTTACAATCAGGCCATCAGTGCCAAACACCAGGGTATCGCCAGCGTCAACACTGTCAACACCGCCGTTGATCTCATAGTCGGCAAACTCCATCTCCATGTTTGCCACGGAAGTCAAATCGTCAGCACGAACATATTCGCCCTCCTTGACCTCCACAGTCTCACTGTAATTGTGCATCTCAGGCTTATCGTTAATATTGGTAACGATGCGGTGGCACGCCTTAGCCTCATCCGCACTGGCAGGCAAATTAGCCGTCTTAGCAGCGCGATCCAGAATCACGCCCATACCCACCTTCAGATCGACAGCAGCTTTGCAGTAGCCGACGTTCTGAACATTCTTGAAATAACCGATAGTCTTTGCTTTCATTTCCTCTCACTTTCCTTTCTTAGAATACATCGACTTCACCGTCGTCAGCTTCCAGCTTAGTGCTGTCTGTCATAGCGAAAACATCAATTTCACTGGCAGCGTTGGTTTCTGCAACCGACTTCTCGCGTGACAAGCGCACCATCTCAGTACAAATCTTGCCCACGATAGCATTGATTTCCACACTTCCGGGGTTCTCATTGAAAGCGTCGATCTCCTCTTTTGCGATCGCCTGCTGCTCCTCGGTGTAAGGTGCCAATGCTGCATTTAGCTCGGCTTTGGCAGCTTCGCTTTCAAGCTGGGCGATCTTGGCGTTAGCCTCACTCAAACTGGCTTCTGCCGTCTCCTTGGCGGCATTTGCCTCAGTCAGTCCAGCCTCAGCAGCGGCTTGTGCGGCATTTGCCGCCTCAAAGTCGGCCCGCAGCTGTGCGATTTCGGCCTCCTTGAGTTTGATGTCCGCCTGGAGCTGGGCAATCTCAGCATCCTTTGCCTCAACCTTTGCCCAGTATTCATCCCACTTGGAATTGGACTCGGAAACAGCTCCGGAGATGACCGCCATCAATTCATTTTTCAGCTTCTCATCCATGGTACTTTCCTCCTTTTGTTGCTTTTTATTATTTAACTCCATCACGATAGCGGCCTCATCAGCCGGTTTGACGCTAAGGATTGCATAGCCACTGTAATCATAGATTTGCGGAATACGACCCTGCTCTTTCCAACCGCCGGAGTAAATAATGTATCCATCATGCTCGGCTTTACCAACAATTTCGACAGATCCCTTAATAGTGGATTCTGCCATATGCTCACGCAGCCAAGCTACAAACTTTGGATAACGCATCTCGTCCAGTGTTCCCTCAGCAATCAACACTCGCTTCGTTACACCATCAATTTCAACGTCATCAATATACGCCCTGTCAAAATGCCCCACCATAGTAGCATCCTCAAACAAAGGCAAGTTATCTTGTACACGAATCTCAGTCATTCCGTGCCCATAAGGAATGTCTCTATCATCTGTCAGAAACTCAACGGTAATTGACATACCTACTACAGAATGCAGGTTAGCTTGTACATATTTCTCAATCCACGAGATTCCATTCTCCTGCCACGTAGAATCGTCTGGAAAGATTTCATGCAGGATGACCTTGATAGGCCGTCTGCCTGCAATCTTGCTTTCGCTGGAAATCTCATAACAAATTGGATAAAAAAACTTCTCAGCCATACTTCTTCACCTCCCTTTACGTATCAGAAGGAGATGGACTTGCATTTCCATTATTAGCCGTTGTAGATGCGGTGCTTGCATTTTGTGGCGCATCACCGCTGGTACTTTTATCTACATCGCCATCTGGAGCGTCTTTACCCGTCACAGTAAACGAAGTTTTATGGACTGGGTAGCGATTTTCAAAATCTTCCTCCAACTCCAAGTCCATGAGAGAGAGATAGTCGTCAGCATTGATACCCGTTGCTGCAATCCATGCAAGCAAGCTCCCTTTGCCACGCGCATACAGATCAGAGAAATATTTTACCTGCTTCTCCCGATTAGCAAATGTAATAGGCAGGACCCTAAACTCTACGCGATAACTGCTATCACGAATTACATTATAGTTTAAGCACTTGTTCAACTCCTCAACAATAGCCTCAATCCATGTAAAAACATTGTTTGCCACAATCTCCAGATTCAGCATGGCCGTAGCATAGTTGCTTGTGGAACTGCTTCCGCTTAGAGCCGCCGCGCCCACACCGATAGCCTCGTTCACATCTTCTTTGATCGCATTCTCGTTATCCTCGTCCAGCAAGTCAATATTGACTGGCAGGCTATCCATTTTTGTGCCTGCCGCCAAAGAGAAAAATGCAATGCCGCTGGAATTTGTGCGCTGTGTCAGAGCTTGTCTTACCGTGTTATGCTGATTTTCCTGTTGCTTCTGAGATAGAGCGGAAGTACCCTTATCTTTCCCCTCTGGAAATGTCTCGTAGTAAATCTGATTGTTTACCTTATCCAACACATGACGCTTGGTATTGATAAAATACTTGGCATAATCAATATCATCCAAAGCCGCAACAGCAAACGGAACGCCATACGGATCGTTCTGACTGCTTTTAATTTTGGTTACAATCGTTTTGCGCCAATCCAACCTCAGCCATGTAGCGCCGTTTTCAAACCCACCATTGTGATACTTTTCCCAGCCGTCTTGAATTTGCCGAGGAAATCCACGTAATTTCCGCTTGCGCTCGTCATCCAACATACCATCAAAATACCGCAGATCAAACGCTACCTCGTAGCAGTTATTCCTACGGCCAATAATTCTTACATATTCAATAGGAAGAGAGATAACTACCGTGTTGACGCCAGCAGAGTTGATATCAGTAATGCCATTGATATCCGCATCCGTCAGCGCCAACCTCCGCTCTACAGGAATAGTGCGGGTTTCCATGTACCCTACATACATTCCTTCGTTGGCATTATGAAAAACAGCGTCACGAATCACCTCTTTGTAGCGCATAGAACGAAGAACACTATTCATCCGATCAGCATTAGTGCGATAGCCTTTACGTTGACCACCGGACTTTTTGGGTCTTGCCGTCACAATGTAATCCAGAGAGTGAAGACTTGTCAGGGCGTCAATCGCAGTGCCAACCGTCCCATTGGAGTAATACGCCCAACGTGCCCACTGACGCAGCTCAGTAATGTATCTCATAGGTTCTTGCGCCATTCTGATAATCTGCTCCGTAGAATATGGTGCTGTCTTAGAGCTTCCACAACCGACCGCATTCAAATAGGCCGCTCCGAGTTGAGTGTTGAACTCATGTAAAACTGCTTCCACTGTAGAGGAAATCGCATTCTGCTCAGTAGTATCTCTTGGATGATTTTCCCCGCCTGTCAGTCTGGTCAGCCATGACCGAAATCTTGATTCACCTGCCATAAATCTTCACCTCCTTAATTGTAAAATGTTACATATTCGTATTCTGAACTATCCGAAAATAGATCCTGCTCCAAAAGCTCAATGAAATAGTTGCCATAAGATACCGAAGTATACCGGTCTTTCCGTGCTCCAGACCGTTCTTCAATTTTAATAAGCCCAGTTTGATTTTGCACCGTATACTCCAGCCCAATCATTTCATTGATTAGTGCTACAGTTTCCAAGAAAGGACGCTCATAAAAAAGCTGAGTTTCGACATCTGCTGTCTCATAGTCCGGAACAATTCGCTGTAGTTCCTCCACACCCTCTTGATTGGGCACCATTAGCTCAATCATTTTACTGTTGAGTGTATTTTTCATACATACAGCGATTTTACTGTTCGTTTCCAACTGGGCTTTAATAGAGTAAACTACTTCTTTCTGACCGGCAATTACGATACGAGATCTTAGGTTATCGTCGTTCATGCACGACCAAGGCTCATATTCTACATTGCGTTCTACATCATATAGAACCTTCGCTAAGGCATCGTAAATAGCAATACCTGCATTTCTGGTATCCAATACACAGTAGTCCGCATCAAAGTCTGTAAATAGTTGTTTGATCCGAATGGCCTGCTTGGTTGTTTCAAATTCCGTTTGAGGTTCCATATACACCACTTGCCGGCGATACCCTTGCTTAACTTCAATGTGTTCTCCGTTCACATCAGAAGTCTTGTATTCCATACTTTCTGGCAAAGCACGAATACAAGAGAAAATAGAGTTATCGTTGCTGTCTCCCCCCTCAGTGGCAATATCACAAGATATAATACGGATTTCTCCTTGCTGCCGAGGAATAGCATAGAGATTTCTTGCCCGCATCAAAACATCCTCGTTTTTCCGTGGATAGAATGGACGTTTTAGGCAACGGTTCTTATTCAACATCTCGTAAGTAAAGTAAGCGTGGGCGTTTTCGGCAATCATTTGGTTTTCGTACTCGATTGCCCATGCTACACTATCCAGTTTGTTCCGTTCTTTGATAAGGAACGCCCTTGGTTTGATTGCGTGTTTCAACGAAATGCTATAATCCATGCCAATCAGAATAGCAGAATCTTTTTTCAACATATCTTTCACGATGATCTTCATCTGATCCCACATCCAATGGTTTTTATACCATGCAGAACTGATATAGACCTCTTTCGGCTCCTCGATCAAAGAACTGTATTCCTCATACTTCAAAATACATGGAACCTGCCGCACATATAGAAAAGGAGAGAGAACGGTATCAATTATGTTTTTCAGAATCATACGGAACTCTTCATAAATCATTACAGTCGCACGGTGTCCACGAGCATTGTCATTGGCCGGCACCACAATAATAGAGCTTCCATTATGGAAGAAAACCTCAATTTCATTCTGATTATCACGGATGCGCTCAATCTCCGCCTGCAACAACGGAGATCGAGGTAGAATTTCCTTCTGGATTTTCTCAGACACAATCAGCTTTGCCTGTCCCTTCGTGGCTGAAGCTACGACGATTTTCGCACCTGGTCGCAAAATTGCTTCCTTACAAGCATAAATCGCAATGATAAAGGATTTTGCGGCACTCCGCGCTGCAACCAGACAAATACTTGGAAAGATATCCATTAGAAACAAGATAATGTGTTGATAAAGGTGAAGAGTAATCCCAAAATAATACTGTACGAAACGGCTTGGGTTTCTTCTCCAAAAGGTAATCCAATCCATTAGTTTCTGTACTCTATGGGGATCTCCCAGATAGTTTGAGGATGAAAAATGCTCATGTACATGACGCTGCCGTTCATCCATAACTTTTTCGTAATTCATGCTCACTCCTCCGATCCAGACAGGTTAAACTCCTTATCCATTTCTTTGGAGCCAGTTAAAAGGTTGTTGAGTGGCCGTAACATGAACCTTTGAATGTACTCTTTTAGATGGTCATAATCAGCATAAATCGCCTTATCCTTATAGAAGTCAGCCGGACAATGTTCCTCAATATCCCGAATCATCACACCCAAAGGACTGAGCTGCATTTCTGCTTCTGCTTTCTTCTTACGATCTTCAATCTCCGTTGTGGCCGCTTCGATAAACGCCTTGTAGGAATTTGCAAGAGCACCAACACCTGCCGCACTATTTTTCACACTGTTTTGTAAATTCAGCTTCAAATAGCAGATGGAAACATAAAGCTCATCCTGTCGTTTATCCACAGGCGCACCACAGCGATCTACCCAGCTGTCATATTCTCCTTGCAGGGTATCATAATCACCATCAGAGAATCCCAATCCAAATCTGCGGATCACCTCGATATTAGTTGTAATATCGTCATTGTCCTCCGCCTCTTGTACAGTCGCAGCATTTTCAACCTCAGCCTCAAAGCGCCTGATTAGCGTATCGGAATATGTGGACTCTTTGCTGCTCTGCTTAATATTCAGCTTAGAGATATATCCACTCATGCGATTGCGATTGGCACTGATTTTTCGTGAAGCGGCCCATGCTGTTTCGTCCACACATAGATCAATAATCTGACACACACGCTCCATTGCAGAATCCTCATCCTTATCAAAGAACGGGATATTCTCTTCAAACATTTCTGCCACGCATTTACGACAGTAAACTACATAACCGTTGTTCCCCTTAAACAGTGGGGACTTAGAAGGAGAAAAATTCCCCTCTTGCTTTGTGTACTCATGGCCGCAGCGTGGACAGCGATATACCCTATCCTCAACAACACGCGGCTCGGCCTCGCTCGGTTTTGCATCCTTATTCACTTTCAAAGGAGCAGGTTTCTTTAGCTGTTTCTTTGCCGCCATACTGCGACCTCCCTTCTTAATATGACAAAACCTCGGAAATCCGAAGATCCCGAGGTTTTTTTAGTCGTTATAGTATTTTGCTGGTGCGCCTAAAGGGACTCGAACCCCCGGCCAACTGGTTAAAAGCCAGCTGCTCTACCAACTGAGCTACAGGCGCATATATAAGGGTGGGTAGGGTCTGTGTGGCCGTATCCCACTGGCCTACCCTCACTGATACGGGTGCAAAACATACTTTTTCAGGCTCTCGAAGTCCCGTTGGGGTATGTTAGCCCGCCGCGCTCCTGATCGGCTATGCCGCTTTGCTTACAGCGTTTAGGTTATCTATCGCGTTTTGCCTGCGCCGGAATTTCACCGGAGGGAGCGACCCCTATGCTACCCACACTCGGTCAATTTTTATTTTACCGACGTGTCAGAACCGTCACACGTCATCCAGGGTAGAGGTGTGCCTTTTCAGGCTGGTGGGTTGAGAAGGTAACGATCCTTCATCCTACGGTTTTTCAGACCGTCGCTCAGACCTCATAAGCCATCAACCCATATATGCGCATTTTTGTTTAACGGTAATCACAGGTCAGCGCATAAGACCACCGCCCGTTTCGTAGGGGTAACGCCTTTTCGTACCGTTTATCATAGGGTCGTTAGAAAATGGTAAATATCAACACATCCCGTTGGCGACGGAGGTGGGATTTGAACCCACGGACGGCTCATCACCGCCTCCAGTTTTCAGGACTGGTGCCATCAACCACTCGGCCACTCCGCCATTTGAACCCGACCTTGTTTTAGTTGCATATCGGGTAGCAACAAACACTTGTGGTAGGGGAGGTGGGAATCGAACCCACTCAGCCCGAAAGCAACGGATTTACAGTCCGCCCCAGCTCTCCAACTCTGGCGCTCCCCTATATAAATTGCATAAGTGACTCCACTCCCAGCCTCACCACACACCTTTACGCTGTGCCATATTTCAGCCTTTCTATCGGGGAGCAGGGGGATTAGTGTTTCCCATCTGAGTCTACCAAGGTATTTCGATGTACATGACATCCGTTGCACATATCCACGCTTCCGCAGTTACGTGGCTGTTGCCATCTGTGTGCGGCTATGGCCTGTGCGCAGCTTCCGCAACGCCCTCGATAGTACAACGCTACCTAACCGCTCTTTCTTTTATGCCCAGTCACTCCCTCACAGGAGGCCACCTTGGATTACGACCGCCACTCACAGCCGTGATATGTTATCTCAATCGGGCAAATATGGAGCTGGTGCAGGGACTCGAACCCAGAACCCACCGCTTACAAAACGGTTGCTCTACCATTAGAGCTACACCAGCAAATGGAGCTGACGCAGAGACTCGAACTCTGAACCCGCTGCTTACGAAACAACTGCTCTACCATTGGAGCTACGTCAGCATGGCAGGGGCCGAAAGATTTGAACTCTCACCAAAAGTTTTGGAGACTTTCATGCTACCGTTACACCAGACCCCTATATGGCGACCTCGGCGGGTTTCGATCCCGCTACCTCCAGCGTGACAGGCTGGCGCTCTTCCGATTGAGCTACGAGGCCATTTTACTTATCCCAAGGTATTTTATCATCTAAATCCAGGGGAGACTTCGCTGTACTAATTTGTTCATATCCGTCTTCAACCTTGCGCCATAAAGTAAACCGCATCCTTTCCAGACATTGAGTTATGAAATATTCCTGTCCGGTTGTCGTAATACAATGAACACCAGTCCCATTCTCAGAAGAAGGAAATTTTCTCACGATTTTCGGTTTATTATCAGCAGATCCTCTTGCCATAGCTACTCCTCTTTTTGGTGATGCCGGAGAGATTTGAACTCTCAAACTCCGCCTTGAGAGGGCGGCGACTCTACCAATTCGTCCACGGCACCAAGTATGGTACTCCCAGCGAGGCTCGAACTCGCATTACCGGCTTGAAAGGCCAGCCTCCTATTCCAGTTAGAGGATGGGAGCATATATTAAGATGTGGGCGAGGATTTGCACCTCACATAACCCAGCCAGAGCTGGAGTCCTCCGGTTGTATCGTCTTTGTCAAACGCCGCACAGCTCTCCACCACTGTCTTACGACTCCATAGCGTCTACCTATTCCGCCACCACATCTTTGGCAGGGGTGGCTGGAATCGAACCAACGATGCGGGAGTCAAAGTCCCGTGCCTTACCATTTGGCGACACCCCTAAATCGCTATTGTATTTTTCTCAGAAATATGGTATAAACTTCTTGTAGCAAACTTTATAAGGAGGCGTAACCATGGCTGAGGAAAAGAAAACCGTTACTCGTAGGAAACGCACACCGGAACAACGTATCAAGGACATCGACGCCCAGATCGCAAAGCTACAAGCAGAAAAAGCAGAGCTTGAAAAGCCAATCAAAATCCAACAGATCCTGGCAAAAGCATCCGATATGTCTCCCGAAGAAATCGCTGAAAAGCTCGGTATTGAGCTGTGATTTCTCTCCCCGCCGAAAGGCGGGGTTTCTTTATGGAGATACCGATAGGATTTGAACCTACGATCCTGGGGTTGCGGCCCAGAGCCTTACCAATCTTGGCTACGGTATCATAACGGGCCTAACAGCGTGTATCGTTGCCTTATGCAATCACTGTTTCCACTCTGAATAGAGCGTGTCAGGGTTTCTGGTTTTCCCTCCGCCTACTATAAACCCTTGTTCGGCTTGGTGCTGGTGGTGGGACTTGAACCCACACGCCATTTCTGGCAACAGATTTTGAGTCTGCCTCGTCTGCCATTCCAACACACCAGCGTGTTTCCTACGGAGCACATTTTGGGTTGTCAATTAAAAGTTGATTCCAAAAAAAAGTTGCTGTTAGTGCTCCAATGGTAGGGATAGTGGGAGTCGAACCCACACGCGAACTGCGTCGGAACCTAAATCCGGTGCGTCTGCCAATTCCGCCATATCCCCATAAAACCATCCAAGGCAATCTGATCGTCACCAGTTGCAAGGAGCTGCGGCCAGCTCCACATGGCTGGTAATATCCCACTTGGCTCTACGTTCACTAACGGTTTGTGGGCAACCAACAGGTATTTTTCCCTGCTCCCATCCCTCCACTATTTGCTAAAGATGCCAGGGGAGCCGGCACCTATCATCATATCTGCCAAAGTAGAGAAGTCACAGATATAATAGATTGGAGTGAGAAACGGGACTTGAACCCGCAACATCCGACTTGGAAGGACGGCGCTCTACCAGTTGAGCTATTCCCACATATTGACCTACTCACACCGTAGGCCATGGTGCCAACTCTCTGCTGTTGGGACGCAGCGGTTTCGCTTGAAACCTGCTAAAAGTTTTCACTGCCAGATTGTGAACATTTCTATTCCCCATTCAGTTTACAGTCTCCGCTCTGTTTGTGGGGTGGGCATGGTGGCGGGAGTGGGACTCGAACCCACGATCTCCAACTTATGAGGATGACGAGATGACCGCTTCTCTATCCCGCTATATGTTGGCAGTTCTAAAAACAGCACCGATGTAGACATCAGTTGCCTGTAAACTCTCTGCCATGTTTTGAGCTACTGGCTGGCAGGGTGGGACTCGAACCCACGACCCTCTGATTAACAGTCAGATGCTACTGCCATCTGAGCTACCCGCCAATACTTAGGCTACGAGACGCGAAAAAAATGGAGGTGGTTATCCTTGTCGGACTTAAAAAACATTTGATAGAATATTTTGAAAATTTGCTGTGCGCGTCTCACAGGACACTTTTTTTCTTTTTTACCTTAAAAAATTATAAATTGCTGTTAGTGTCCCTATGTATGGTGGAGCCGAGGGGATTCGCACCCCTGTCCGAAATTCCTACATGAGCAAGACCTTCTTACACAATAGACGATTTTCCAGCGATGCCTTGCGGCGGGCACTTGCGATACCGTCAAATCTTTCCTAGGGCGTACTGGTTTGTACACCTCCACCACCTTGTCTTTATTTTACAGAAGCACAAGGAGAAACTGCACGTGCTGGATGATTCTTTAACCGCAGACGCTTACCCATATCCAGCTGGTGCGTCGTTTTGGAATCCAGCCACCAATCAGGCAGCAGCCCTCTCAGCCACAAAAGCAGCAAAAGCGGGGTGGATCATTACAACAGATTCAGTGTTGTCATTTCATTTTTAGGTATGCCTTTAGGCGGTCATCTACCTGTGAGTCTTGCACTCTCAAAACCCCGTCGAATCTAAAAACGGCCCCATATAGAATTGTCAAAGTACCTATGGTCGGGACGAGAAGAATTGAACTTCTGACCGCACGATTATCAGTCGTGTGCTCTACCAACTGAGCTATATCCCGATTTAGCGATATGCGTCCGAAGAACCTCGTTCATGACCGATAGGTTTCTGACAGGAATAGTAGTTAAGTAATGAACTGAACCACACAAGCGTCAGCATAACCAACATATCTTGCTGGTGGAATTAGGGAGGATCGAACTCCCGACCTCCTGCTTGCAAAACAGGCGCTCTCCCAACTGAGCTACAACCCCATACATTGATTTTATTTGTTATTTTGGAAAGTTTAATCTCTCCATCACACTTACCACTGAGCCTTCGCCCTACCTCCATTACCTTTCTCCATTGTTCCGCCACCAGGGAGACAAGTCTGAGCTTCGGGGAGCGACCCCTAACTTCTTGCCCCAGCGCCATAGCGCCACCTCCTACGTGAGCCTGTTTACTCACAAATTTCACCGTTCGTTCAGAAAAGTTTTGAATTAAATACTTACTTTTATAGTAATTTCTTCAAAAGATTTTGCAATCTGTCCTACGGCTACTCTAACCAGTGACTTTCGTTATAGCCGGATTTCTCCGACATCAAGACAGGAGCGCATTGTTGGTTTTACCTCCGTATCTCTCGGCTACCACACCGAGCTACTGCAAGGCTTATTCTCCACAGGAGCGTCTATTGTTGCGCCCGAAAGTTCTGTGCGTTATGAAGCGATAACTCTTGGCGACATATGTTTCTGTTGGCGGTTTCCACCTCCCCACCGTACATCACTGTACAGTAGCGGCCTCACTTGAAAGGTATCCCTATGCTACGATGTCCATAGACAATCGCCAAGTCAAACCGAAAATACCATACGCCTCGGAGTGCTGACACACTTTGTTCACCGAGTTAGTAATAAGCATGATGCAAAGATTAAATTTTCAAGGAACATTGATTTTGTTCGCCGCTATGGTTATAGTATAGCACGCTCTGAACCAGATGTCAATAGCGGCGAACAAAATTTTTTCAATTTTTTTCTGCTCTGCTCAACAAGCGGAGTTTCCCAGGGTCGTTAGCCTTTACAGCCTCTTTCAAATTATCACCAGGACGGAACACAACCACCCGATAATCGTCCATTTGTCTTTGCTTTTTGGTATGGATGTCTCGCACAAGACATCCTTTCCTTGTCTTCACCTCAAATGTCCCAAATCCCCGAATTGTTACTTTCTCGCCATGAGCCAACGCCTCTGCAATGACATGGAACACATCGTTGATTACAGCACCAGCCTGATTTTTGTAATAGTCCATCTCGGACAAGGCAACTACAAGATCGTTTTTGAGCACATGATCACTCCTCAGTTCAGTTTGATCTGATAATATGCGTCAGCGCCAATCCCAGGCGTAAACACCATCATCAGTTGACCCGGAGTGGAATATAACCGCTTCCCGTTCGCATACTCGTCAGTTCCGCAAAGGCACCTTACGATCATGCTCTCAATGCCCAATTCCTCAAATTCCTCTTTGTGGTGCTTATCAGCAAGGATAACATAATCAATTCCAGAGCCATATTTCTTCACAAACAGAGTGTTCAACGTCCTGCCGGCGTTCTTCACACTGTCAAGGTCGCCGTGAGTGGCGCAAATCTGATAACCACACACATTAAAGTATAGAAATTCGTAATACTCAGCTTGGGGAAATTGAATGTCGCCCCTATCACCCAGTCGTTGTTCCAGCCACCAAGGAATCAGACGCTCCATGTTATCCGCGTGAATGCTGTCTTGTTTATTCTGGACGGTGCGCAAATGATTTCCGTAGGTTGCGTGTACCACCGTTTCGTCAACTACATCTGCCAGAGCAGCCACTGCTTGGGCAATAATTTCCGACACCTGCATCACCTGATCGCACACCAACTCTTCAGAGGCAACACGGGCACTGGTGTGAATCGCACCGTGGGCCATATCCCCCAGCAGAAGGATATGAAGCCTCCGACAGCGATGCAGTCTGATCCGTTCGATTGCCGTTTCCACCAACCGTTCCACACGACAGCGGCACACTTCGGTATTATAACGCTCCCAGATGTTATCTGTCACCATACCATAGTGCCAATCCGCAAACACAATAACCGCTTCGTTATCACCATAGGCGTAAACGGAAGATTTGTCTATATTCAGAGGCGTAGACTCGTTCAATGCCGCAGCCGCCTCCACAAGACGGTCTTCCAGATTTTCAGTCCGTCCAATGCGGTCAACCAGCTTGTTAAACTCACGCCGCTGATCAAAGAGCCGTTTAGATTCTTTTCTGGCTTCAGCAATTTTGATATCAAGCTCTCCCAGATATTGCTCTTTATCCGGTCGGTCTACCGCTGCATACTTTCGCTTAAAGTGTTGGGCGACGGCATAGCCAGAGTATGGCGTAACAGACGCCGCTTTCCTCAGACTATCCCGATGACAGTCCAGCTGAGTCGCCTCTACGATATCTTCCCAGTCCAGGTCGTCCGGTTTCTGCTCCATCTTAATTTCAATCAGACGAAGCCCATACTCGTAAAGATCTTCACCATCTTTTTGCTCGTACTTAGGGTTCACGAATTGTTTCACCTCTCTTCTGTCGGCGGCAATTCTATCTGTCGCTCAATTATTAGTGTAATATTGGGTACTCCACTCCACCGTTTTAGAATTTCCTCTATGCTGTAGGTGTTTACTTTATCCCTGTGAAATTCCGTCAAGGTTCCGTCAGAACAGTCGATTGTGACATTTGTATATTGTTCTCTTTGCTCCTGAAAGGCCATCAACACTCACCACTCTGGCTTTTTCTTCGCGCATCCCGTAGCGCACGTTGGCGGTCAAACTCCTTCACCCTTTCTGCAGCCGCAGAATTACTGTCGGCAATCGGACGCATCAGCTCCTCGCTCTCCGTACAGAAATAGTGATGCCGTTTGGAATCTTGCTTCATGGTACGGGGAAATTTATAATGCGGGAACAGTTTGACCAGTAGGTCTTTCTCTTGCTTGGTAATCGAAATCACGAAAAACTCATCCTTTTCATATAGATTCGAGGGGCTTGATTTTGTTCGTTACTTCCCCTTCATAATTTGACCACAAAAATGCTATTCCTAACCGCCGAGCAACCTCGGCGGTTAGGTGTGGTCAAATTAGAATTTTTCTACCAAAAAGCAATAATTCACACCCGGATTTGTGCTTTTTCAACGAATACAGTCGGCCAAATTCGCCGGAATCACCATCTCTCTGCGGAATCGGAAGTCATAGATTTCGATACTTCCTGCGATATTTTCATCTTCTACCAGCAACGGGATTGGTGTCCGGCTTTGCTCGATCAAATTCAAGAAGTCCTGATTGGGCAAAGAAAATAGCGCATAGAAAAGAGTCCTTGAAATTTCCTTGTTGGCTGGATCTTCGATTGCCAATAGTAAGCGGTATGCCGTATGACGATTTAGTTTGAGCTTTTCAATGTAGCTCAGGTATTCCTGTCTAACCTCGTTTACCAGAATCGCCTTACCGTAGTTATCCAGATCGTCGTCTGTACCGTTCCAAATCATTTGAATCTTGGATCTCATATCACGCACAAACTCCAGGATACGGTCTACCTGCGGATATTTGACAGAACGAGCGGAATATTCATCTTTGGGCATCAGCAATGCAGAAAACGGCACATAATCACGATGAACATGATTGACACGGAAAGTATTCAGACTGTGCTGTAGGTAGTCCATCGTAGTATCGTGGAATTTGTAATTCTTCCGATCACTGTCATAATACCCTTTCATACGGGCAATCTTTCCGAAAAAGTTGGGTTTGATTTGCCTACCATCATCATCTCGTGCCTCGTGCTTCTTTCTCAGCCTTTTAATCTCCGCTACACTATCTACGGCGTATTCCCGTTTGGCTTTGTCGATTTCGATGTTAGAAAGCACATCCAACTGGGCAATTTCACAGTAAAGCTCCTCCACCTCGGAGAAGTCTGCGCCGCTGTTCAGTGCATCCCATAGTTTAGTATTCAGCTCTTGCGAGAGATTTACAATCTCACCAATCTTGTTGACCGATGTTTTGATGTCCAAATCGGACTGATCCGCACGAGTGTAATGCCGCACAATCTTCTTGGCGTCAACCAGACTTGTAGGAACCAAGAAGCGATTATAATTCCTCTCTGCGGCACCAATTAGGATGGGATTGTCAGTTAAAAGCATAGTATCCGAGTCAAAATCAGCACCGGATAAACGGAATAAGATATTCTCCTCAATACTGTTGACACACACGACTTCTTTAGTGAGATTGAAAAAACGCTCAATTTCTGAATTTTCACGGTTTTTTGTCAACAGAATATTCCCCATTGTTACATGAGGACTGCGGGAGCCAAGAATGGTCTGATTGAAGCGAAAGCGCTTGCTATAAATATTGCCAGCTCCAATTTGGCTTGTGCCATCAAACGACCCAATAGCCGCATACAGCATTTCCATCGGATTACCCAGCAAAGTAGAGTAATTGCCGTCAACCAAAATATGACCTCTGCGAATGTCCTTTTTGAACGCTTTGCTTATGTCGTGCTTGAAGTCTTCATACAGACGGGTATTTGCAAATTTATCTGTAACCCCTAACATCTGATAGACGATATCATTTGTGGTTGGTGCTGCGTTAATCGGCTTATCAACACCAGAATAACGGATATGATACCGCAATACTGCCGGGTCATTCTGAATCATTCTCAGATAGTCCAACGACGGTTTCACCAACAAATCTACTTCCTGTTGCGTCATCTGCAAAGTATTCAGCAGCTGGTAATGAATCTGAACCATACGTCCATCAAAGAAGTCCGTAGGCTTCTCATATTTCACCACACCAAAATCACCGTCATCTTCTAAGAGCCTCAGCCACGTTTCCAACGGGCCAAACTTTACATACTTGATGCTGCTTGGCGTCGTGATGATTTTGATGTCACTAATCGAATTTGCGAGAGTAAACCCGTTTAGCTGGGACACCTCTGTGATTCCTTGAGCAGCAAAAAACTCCTGAATATTGCAGTTGAAGCAAGCCGACTTGAAGAAGCGGTTGCGGAGCAGGATCATTCCGTGTTCACCATACTCTGCCATTGCACTCTTGTCTATCAAAGACTGTCCATCCCAGATGCTATTCTCAACTTCAACATCTTCTGGCTGAGATGATAGCCACCCATCATCCCCAACTCTGGTGGCGATTACTCGATCTTTGAACTTACTGGTATAATCGTCAATCACCAGGAAGTTTTCGGGACGAAGTGGAATTGTACCAATGATACTGCTCAACGTCAGAGCAATGTAAGCCTCAAATCCGGCCAGGTCAAGGTCTTGCCCATCTCGGATGTGTAAACCGCACTGCTCCCATTTGTGCATACGAGGATAAAGCCGTTCATCAATAAAGAGGCACTTGCCAACCCGACCGCTGCCAGCAGAACGCTTAAACCTCCGAAAACGAATACCGTCACACACAAAGCCATCATGGTACAACCGACTCCGTAACTGGGCAGCGGTAAAGACAACTTTCATACTTTTTCCCAGCTTGTAAACACCGTCCTCAAACACAAACAGATTCCCCAAGACTGAAGACTCCACAGGCTGATCCACTGGGTTATCTACTCGAACAGCGATCAATTCTCCGTCCTTTATGCAGATATTGTCTACCAACTCTACATCAGACGGGAGATAACCGTATTTGATATAGGTTTTATCGAAAAAACGGTTAAACTCCTTGACACTGTACTTAAACGTTACATTGATGACTCGACGGCAATATTCTTTGCCTCGTTTGAAGAAAGTAAAGTCCATTCTACGGTAGATTTTCTCAAAGACCTCACGCATTTTAATAAGATCCAGACTGTAATCCAGCGTATTCACAAACCGTTTCGTATTAAATTCACCACGATTGTCTCCGCTACTATACCTCACGGTATATTCCGTACAACAATCATTGGAATAGTTGGACAAAAACAAATCCTTTGCGTCCGCAGACACGATGTACACTGAATTATTGATAGGACTACCCTCCATTCTTTATCCGAACCAAATCACCGTACCAGAATAGCCACTTGGGTTCCTCCACCAGTTCAATGATTGCGGAAAATCCATCCTCCCGCTTCCGATATAAGCGAACAGTGAATACCTTATCCCTACTGGACTCAACAAAAGCCTGATACTCCTCTGTCGTTTGGGCATAGTCCTCACGCTTGGTGATACGGTCAACATCCAATTTAACCAAATCACCTTCATGCAATGGGTTCTCAATCTCCTGAGAGAGCTTGTTGAGTTTATCCGCCGCGTGCTCCCGCACGCTCTTTTTGTGTTTCTTTTGAAACGCTCTACGTTGTTCACGATTCACTGACATCAACCTCCCCGTCAGAATAATCGTTGATCATCTTTTGATACTCCTCCGCATTCTCTTTCAAGATGCGGGAATAATAATTCTCGTTCTCCTCTGATTCGTCAGCCGGTGTATAGTCCGAGCAGTACCCAGGACACTCACCGCCACACTGATCTTTCCAGATACATTCTTGATTAGCGGTGTTCATTTGCTACCTCCTTCCGTTGTCTCCACCGCTGCGTCAGCTTTCCTTAAATCCTCCAAACGCTTCTGTCTCGCTAATTCAAGTCTTGCCTTTGACGCCGCAATTTGCTCCGCCGATAGATTGCTTTTCTTCTTCGGCCTGATTCTAAACCAGTCAGCCGGGAGTTGAACCAAAATACTCCCGTCATTGTTTACGTGCCGAATATCCACTTCGCCCGGATATTCTTCATGTAATCGTTGAATCTCCCTAATCCACTTCTTTTCAGATGTAGAAAAGGTAGCTGTCTTTTCTCCGTAAATATGATCCCATGCAGTTTCTTTGATGTCTTCCATAACTTCACCGCCTTGATTTTATTCGTCGTTATCGGAGGAAGAAAGATCAATCAACCACTGCTTCAGTAGTTCTCGCATACGCCGGCTAGGAACATAAATCCAGATTTCTTTCCCGTCACGAATTGCAGACCGCCAAATCCACTGAATCATTTCGCCCAAAGCATACTCATTCTCTTTCACTTCTACGCCATGATCCATAAAGTAATTCTTCATCAGGGGGTTATAGAACACATTGACGCAGTAGGCCAGATGATCCCTACCACGATATATGTTTGTCGCTCGGATGTTGTACGAGAGAAATCCTTTGGTATAACCCTTACCTTTCAAGATGTCCTGATAGTTTTTGAAAGTAGTCCATAGATTTTGTCCGGTCGAAGAGCCAAACCGATTCGTGAACACGTTTACAAGATTGTTTCTCATCTGGCGAAGCTGAGGTTGACCTTTTGCTTTTCGCGCCCGATCATACCACGAGGAAGACAGACTTGCATACTGATCTCCAATCTTATTCAGCTTTGTGTCCTCTAAGATGTGGATTTTTTCATGCAAAGTCTTCACATACTCTGGCATATGCACATAGTCCGTAAAATGGTACTCACCACGCTCATACACCGTCCCGATTTTCTGAACCTCGATTCCCGCCATGTCGAAGTAGTATTTTTGCATTTGAGCGTCGAACATATAGGTCAAAATAATAACATCCTGAAAAGCGTGAAAAACTTCGATAGGATACAGCCAAAGCATCAGGCACTCTTTGTAGAGAATGACATTGCCAGTCATACACATATCCCGCAAGTCTTCAAAACGGCCCTCGTAATCTTCTTTGACCCACCGCACTCGGCAGTCATCGTCCACCTCAATCATCTCAGTGCGAAGCATTTTCAAGTCTTTTTGGGATATTTCAAGGTTTTGCGCCACCTGGAACACCTCATCCAGAATGAGTTTATACCCTCCGTCCCGAATGAGTGAAATTGTCTCAGTGGTATACATCTCAAACAGAGAGTGAGTGCTGGCAATATTGCACCTCTCCGCCAACAGCCGGTGTAAATCCCCCAGCTTCCGGTTCCCTTTGTTCTGCGGATCTTTGAAATCCCGCACGGCACAGCTCCGTTTGATACGCTCCACCTCATCCAGATATGGAGTAATGAAGATATATCGGCTCTCCTCGTCACTGTTCATTAGGGTAATCGCGCTCTCGGTCTTGCCAGCTCCCATAATCATATCGCACACTTTAACCGTCACGCCTCCACCCCCTTTGCAATCTGCCGGTAATGGAAGAATTGAATCTGCTGAACATATCCAGCATATCCAGCGTACTTACTGGGGTCAAAGTCACCATGATAAATGTCGTCAATCAACCGATTGATCCATACATCTCTGGGGTAGCTGTCCATACGGTGTAGGCCGAAGAGCATAACGCAATTTGCTACTTTCTCACCTACCCCGTTCAGATCCAGCAGTGTCTTCTTAGCCTCATTATCATCCTGCGCCGCAAGACCAATCCAAAAATCAGGCTGATAATTACAAAGCTCTTTGACATACTTCTCCCTGTATCCCAGGGATGCACAGGCCAGATCCTTTCCTCTCAACTGTTCCGCAGTAGGGAAACTGTAAATCTCGTGACCGGCCACCTCTCCCAGCTGTGTACCAAAGTTTTGGCATAGGCACTCCACCGCACTCCTGATCCTGGGAATGTTGTTACGCTGGGAAATCACAAAAGTAACGACCATTTCCCACAAGTCCTGCCGCAAGATTCTGATTCCGCCGCCCCTCTGAATTGCTTCAATCAAAAACAGATCGTCGGCCATCTGTCGCTGATATACTCCATAATCTTCGCTCAGGTCGAAGTATGCCAACCACACATCCCGAAAATCTTCCCAAGTACAGCGGAACACATACCCGCCGTTGCTTTGACAGTCAATCTTTACAAAATGCTGCCCTGTTATCGCCAGAAAGCTACCATCGGGAAGTGACTGAATCCGAAAACATTGGCCGGACTCGGCGATTTGCCCTATATCGAACTGTGGGGCACTCAGCAAAACACCGTTACTGACTAAGTGGCAGATTGCTTTTTCTCCATTCATTTAGCTCACTCCTTTCTTCAAGATATTTGCGGATAACATCAAGCCCACAGTAGACCAAATCACAATACGGTTTGGAACCGTCGCCGTCATAATGTGTGATTGCCTTACAAACCTCGTCCACCGTCAGATCTTTTGGCACCCACTTGAACATATCCAGCACGCTCTCCATCTTTTCCATGAGACGAATGTTGTCCGCACAGGTCTTGATTTGGCTCTTCGCCAGTGTCAACATGGTCATCGGGTCAATACCATATAGAGCTGCGGCGTCGTGGTAGATCTGAACCTCCGCTACCAGTCGTTCACATTTCTCTTTCAGCTCTTTCACAGCTTCGTCATGCTCAATCATATTCACCACCCCTTTCCTTTCTGATTTCGTCTTTCACCTGCCGACGCAATTTTCGCTTTGCATCCCGCTTGTCGCTCCTCAACTGGTTCAGCCGTGCGTGTTGGCAGTACATATACCGGGCAAACCCGTCAATGCTGAAGAGCTTTCTGTACTCATTACCTTTACTCATCACCCGCCCCCTCCTCTTTGCCATAAAGCTCCTCACCCAAGCGGTTATACTCTGTAAAGATTGCGTCGAATGCCGCATTCCATATCTCATCGTGCTCGTGCTCCACACCGACCGCAACATGAGCAAGCTCATGGGCAAATGTCTCTACACAGACATTGATGGAGTGCTCCGCAAAGATGACGATTTGCGGGATCTCTCCCTCGACAAAGTGCGTAAATCCATACTCTTCCTTGTGGTCGTCATCTTCATGCTGGTCAAAGAACGCCGTGAAAGGCTTATCATATAGGTTTTTATAAGCCTGACACACCAGAGCGAAAGGATCGTTGACAAAGGGACTGATAAAAGCTACCATACTCACAACATCACCTCGATTTTGTTTGTCGTTAATATAAATTCAAATCAGCGTTGTCGCTCAAAATAGAACACTATCTTCTTTGGCGTTGGTGTCACCGTGCCGAATCGGACTGCCTGCCTATATGTGTAGTAATCCCGCGCCAAGGTATCAGGCGTCGATTCTAATATCTTTCGCCAACCCTCCAAAGAGTTGCCACGTTTATAGTGGTTGCAGCTACGACAGGCCGGTAACATATTCGCCAAATCGTCCTCACCATCGCTCCGAAGCGCAAGTACATGGTCTACCTGCATATCCTCAAACGCCAGTTCTTCCCCACAGTATGCACAGTGACCACCCATCTTGTCATAAATGGTACGGCGCTCGGTTTGAGTCAACTTCCGACGATTTGCCATTACTTCACATCCTTCCAAAAGCAATAGAGACATTGGTGTGGACATGGCTTTCGGCTATTCAGCAGTTCTTTCTTTCCTGAGTAGCAAAGACAATCCCGTCTTTGGTATCCAGCGGCATCCATGTCGTCGCCCACTGTCAATCCCATCAGCTGGATATCATATTCGGAGACGCAACCGCACCGAATAGCCTCCGTCAGTGTGGGTTCTGCACAAGCCTCAACTCTCAACGGTACATCGGGTAATGCGCTTTCCCACAGGAGCTTCCATCCACGCAAAACATGATTTGCATATTCGATAGTTTCCTTATCAGGCGAGAACCCTCCACCATACAAACTCGGAAGTCCGCAGTCTGCAAACCGTTTTCTTACATGAGGGTACATATCAATAAGACTCACCCGATAGCGCGAAAACCCGTGTTCTGTAAACATCCCAAAGACCCTTGTGGCCCGCATCATACCCTTTACAGTGGGGATCATCGGGTCAATTCTCACCACGACTCTTTCTTTCGGGAACCCAGAGCCTATCAGCTGCAAGGCTGCTTCCATCTGCTCTTCTGGGTGAGGTACATTCGGTTCAACAACTGTACCACCATACCCCGTACAGGTTACATGAATAACTACATTTGGCAAGCCCTTTACCGCTTCAATGAACGCCGGTGTGACACGCTTTGTAATAAGCACCGCGCCATCTACAGTATTTAGCTTGTCTTTCCATGAGAGATCCAGTCCAGCGTCACCGCCGTCTGTTGCTCCAATCTTATACTTAGCCATTGAATTGTCCTCCAGCAGCGGTGTATCGTTCAATGATCTCGTCCAATGTCCTGGGTGTGTAATCCATCCAAGGCATCATACAGCCAACATTGTACATATTGCACTGCTTTTCGTACAGATCCCGCATAAGGAACTTGTTATGCTCCATCATATTCGCTTCAAACGAAATATGGACATGACCGTACAGGTGATACCAACCGCAGAAGTGGTTCTTGAAACACGGAATCGGGTAGTGGCATAGGACAATCTTTCTGCCAGCGTCGTCTACCTCCTTGTAGTCGGCCACCTCATCAAAGCACTTTGCTACGCGATCACTCAGCTTCTCCGGATCGTGGTTGCCTCGGATCAACACCTTATGACCATGCAGACGGCTCAGAATGTTGAACCACATCTCTTCGCCTTTCCAGCAGAAGTCCCCCAAGATGTATACCGTATCAGACGGATCAACCGCCGCGTTCCACCGCTCCACCAGCTCATTGTCCATTTCCTCGGTGGTGAAGAACGGTCGGTTGTCGTATTTGAGAATGTTCTTGTGCCCAAAATGGGTGTCTGCGATGTAAAAATTCTTTGCCACTTATAGCACCTCCATTTTCGGTTAAAAATGTTCGGATTTTAGAGGCGGTCAAAATCGGTTTATGACTTCCAAGGTTATAAATTCGGTTTTTGACGCCCCTCAAAGCCTTGATATTACTGGTTTTTTCAAAATCGTCCCTTAGAAGGGGAAGGGGTATTTTCGCTACGCTCAAAAATCACGAAAAAGTTGTGAAAATCGTATTCTCTGAATTTGAAAAAATGCGGCTTATCCTGCCTCGCTTCGCTCGGCAGTTGCTGGAAACTTATCGCAGGATAAGCCCCCCCCCTCTGCACTCCGATAGTAGGAGCTGACTGGGGTAAAGCTACCGTACATCAGCGGACGCCAGTTCCGGTTCCAGCATTCCCATCAGGTCGATGGAAACCTTATGGTAGGATTTCTTCTCTTCCTCATCAGCGATACCGATGTAGCGCATGGTAATTAAGGCGGAGGAATGTCCAAATAGTCTTTGAAGAAATACAATATCGTGATTGCTCTGGTAGTGGAAGTAGCCAAAGGTCTTGCGTAGGGTGTGAGTCCCGATGTTCTGCTTCAGTCCGCAAGCCTTAGCAGCGTCTTTCAGAATCTTACGAAGAGTATCAACCTCTACATGGTAATTTCCATCTATGTCCTTGATGTTATCTGTGCGAACCTTGCCATCTCTGTCTTTACGAGCTTGGCACTCCCTGGACGGAAATAGGTAGGTGTCTCTGCATAGGCTGGGGCTTTTCACAGGAAAGTACCAGTCAAGAGCCTTAACACAAGAGGAGTTAAGGTACATTCCCCGTCGCTTATGCACCTTATTCTGATAGACACTCATCTTATCCGTAGTGTCAGAGAAATCGTCAGAGACATATTTCAATTCTCCATTAGGGAAAAAGATGTCAGAGTGCTTCAGTTCCAGAAGCTCGTTGGCTCTTAGGCCAAGGTTGATCCCAAGGATAAAGCCAAGGAGATATTTGCGATCTGCGTTATGGTAGAGCCAAGAAGCCATAGCATTCAGATCCTCCTGACGCTTGATGGGAAATACGGTCTGCTCTCCACCAGCACGATAGTTAGGCTTCCGAGGAGGAATATTGGGAAATAGCTGGATAACCTTAGTGCTGGTGTGGGAGGCCACAGGGATGGTAGCTTCATGCTCGAAGAGCGACAACTGAGTATTCATCGAAAACCCTCCATTTTATTCGTCACTACGGACGGGGAAATTCGTGGTTTCCCACAGTTCTATTATACTCTATTTTGATCAAAATGTCAACAATAACTTTGATTTAGTTCTTCATTATTCGGAAGAAATGGCGAGTTTGCGGGTAGGTTAGGTGGACAATTTAAGTCGAAACAAATGCTAATATGATAATTTTTATGTAAGGTTTAACTCTTCTAAGGTTCGAGTTTGTACGGCTGTAAGGCCGAGCGATGAATCGAACGGGTGAGAGGGGTTTCGTGTGGAGAGGAGGGTACTGGAGACATATCGTAGATATGGCGTGAAGTTCAAAATGTAGAGGCTCCCCTCGGTCATGGTGGGCGGTGCTGGCAGGTGGGGCGGGCTTTTCCCGGGTAAATTCGGGGGTATTG